TGCTTGAGTTCATTGATGCGTGCGGATACGGCGGTGTTCTTTTCGTCCCAGTCGGAGATGTAGGCATCCCATTCGGCCCGGGTGATCTCGCCCGCGCGAAACCGCGCCCCCATGACGTTGTGCGCCCGGCGGAGCTTTTCCCGCGCCGCCAGGGCGAAGGCGAGCCGGTCGGCCCAGCGCGTGCGTGTCGTTGGAATTCTTAATTCAAATGAGGCCATCCCTTTTCCCCCTATTCCGGAATTCCAGCGGCGATTGGCGCCGCGTTGGTTTCGGGTTGTATTATTCCGAAATCCGATCCGCTGCTCGCAAGTACATCCTCAAATCCTTTCCCGATCAGGGAATTGTCGCCACCGCGAAACCAAACAGGCCCTCCGGACTTTGCCCCGCAATCGCGGAGGCTATGGCGGAGGGTAGGCGTTTGATTTCCTTCTTTGTGTCCTGCTGGGCGCGCAACTGCTGGCGCGCGATTTGAATTGTCTGATTGCGCGCGCGGAAAGATGCCGCGTAAGCTTCGACCGTGCCGCGGCGATATGCGCCGGGGGCGCGCGGCATGAGCGGCATGATAGGTTGGGGAGCCTCGGCGAGACCCGCCACCGCCTTGGAAATCTCCGGCTTGGTGGCAATCTCCCGAAACTCCCGCCTGATTTCCGCGAGGATTTTTTTGAAGCCCTGGATTGCCGGAGACTTTTGCATCTTCACCCATATTGGCGCAGCAACGTCTCCGATTTCGGTGAAGGCCCGCTTAATTTTTTCCGGCACCGCTTTCCATGCGCCAATCATATTTTGAGCGGCCTTAGTTGCAACAGCCTCGCCGGCAAGCACCGCTTCGTTCGCCGAGTAGAGAGAGCGGCTGATGCTTCTATTGATTGCCCGAACACCATCCGCAAGCGCGCTAGAAACCAGGCCACCCTTTCCCAGCGCTTCAGCCAAATCATACGTGAAGCGCTGAAAGCCCTCTCCGATAGCAAGCCATAATCTGGCAAAGCCCCGCTTGATGGAGGCCCAAAGCCACCCAAAGGTCGCCAGTATCGCGCGCGCGCTAGCTTGGAATATCGGCATCATCGCCTTCCATGCCTTACCGATACCCTTGATCCATTCGCGGATTTTCACGCCGCCGATCTCGATATTCCCGACAGCCTCTTTCCATTTCGCGATTGTGCGGTCGAGCGCGCCGGACCAGAAGATGAGTCCGGCTACGGCCGCCGCGATAAATCCCGTCGGGGAAATCAGGCGCGAGAATACCTTGATGCTCGCGCCGAGGGCGACAAACGATGCACCGATGATGCCGGTCCATTTCGCGATTTGCCGAAAGGCGCTGATTACCCGCGGATGCTTGCGGAGATAATCGGCGAATAACTTCAGCACGTTGGAAATGTAACGCAAGAGCTTCGTGAATGCAGGGGCAACGGCGTTGCCGATGACAATCTGTAGGCCCTTCCATGCGCCCTTCATCCGCGTCAGGTTGTCCGTCAGCTTCTCAGCCGCGACGGCGGTTTCGCCGCCGAGCGAAATGCCGAGCCGACGCGCCTCCTCGCGGTAGTGCGCGATACCCTCCGCGCCGATGTCGAAAAGCGGCAACAGCCTTGTCCCCGCCCGGCCGAAAATCTCCTGGGCTACGGACGCCTTCTGTAACGCGGACGGCAACCGGTGAATCGCCTCGCCGATTCTCAGGAATGCTTCCTCGGGTGATAGCTTCGCAAGCTCCTGCGCGCTCAGTCCGACCTTGTCGAACGAACGCACATAAGTCATAAGCCCGCTTTCGGCATCACTGATCGCGCGCGCCATCCGCTTGACGCCCTTTTCGAGCGAATCCATGTCCGCGCCGGAAAGCGCTGCGACGTGACCGAGTTCGCTTACGGCTTCCGTCGAGAGCCCGGTGCGGCGCGCCATCTTCGCGACGGCGTCGCCATAGTTGGCAAACGAACGCGCAGCAAGTGCCAGCGGAGCATGCAGCGCACCGGATACCGCGAGCATCCGCTTGCCGAGGCTTTCGAAATTCGCGCCGACGTTGTAAACCGTCTTGCGAATGTTTTCGCCGAAACTCGCAAGGCGGCGCCTTGCGCGCGCAAGGCCGCGATTGAAACCGCGCGTGTTTGCGTTGAGGTATACGGCAAGACGGCCGATGGACGTTGCCACTATTCAGCCTTCCCTTTTATCGCGTTGAAATATGCCACGAGCTTGCGCTTGATATCGCCCGGCTTCGGCGGTTCCCTCGGGGCGAACTCAAGCCGAAAGTCCGTCGGGGATACCGCCTTCGCTTTTTTGTCCAGCAACATGTTGGTCACGATCGAGGCCACGATGCCGGCCTGATAGTCGCCGCGTTCGGGGCCGAAGGGCTCGATTAAATCGAAGGCGATCCATTCGGCGAACTCGCGGGCGTCGATGCGCTCCTGTGCCTCGCGGACCGAACAGCCGAGGGCGAGCGCGAGCTTGAACCAGAAGCGGCGCTCAGGCCGCTTACTCAGTTTTTTGCCAGATCCTTGATGTCGCTTTCGGCGAGTCCGTTGAGTTCGCTTGCCGCGCGGAATATCCGGTCGATCGCCGCGCCGGACTTGGCGGCCAGCGCATCGGCATCGTCCAGCGTGAACAGCGGTTCGTTCTCCTGGTTCACGGTGGTCAGGATTACGAGCAAAACCTTGAGGCCGCGGATGTCCACGGCGTCGCCCTTGGAGCGCCGCTGGACTGCGGCCTCGAACTCGTCGCGCTGTTTGCCGGTCATCGCCTGAACGATGACTGTACCGCCCCACTCCGGAACTTCGACCTCGCGCGTCGCGCGGTCGTTCGCCGAAAGTATCGCGTCTTTATCCAACAACATGGCCTCCCCCTTATTATTGTTCCACGTTACGCGCCGCTGCCGGAACCCGAACCGGCCGAGATCGTCACGTCGCCCGTAACCTTGACGGTCACGGTTCCGGTTATAAGCTCTTCAAGCGTGCCGCTGAGTTCATAACCGGTTATGAACCCACTGAACTGCCAGGTGTCGTTATCCTCGGCAAACGTGATCGTGATATCTTCGGGTGACGAATTGATGGGCGGGTCGGTGGCGGGGTCCGCGTGAATCTGAAACGTGAGTTCGCCCCAGTCCACCAGTTTTGCCGGCGTAAACGTCTTCGCGGTCTTAGTGCCCTGATGCGACGTGTCGAGCGCTTCGCGGCTTGCGGGCGGCGGGGTAAAATCCACGATCTCCGCGGTGAAGCCGGAAGTGCCGAATTCAATCGTCGCCCCGGTGGAAACTTGTGCAGCCATTTAACAAACCTCCCGTAATCTTTAAGAAAAGGAGAACGTCATTCGGCGTGCCAAAACAGGAAATCCATTGATGCGCGGTATGCGCCGCGTCCGCTCGCATCCGCCGGCGGAAGAAAGTCCTCGCGGTCGGAGTCGAGAATCGCATGTTTCACGTCAACCGGGTCGCTCGGGTCGCCGAGGCTGCCGGTGAAATTATCAAGAACGTCTTTGACAGCCTCATAAACCTTGAATGCGCTGACGCGGGTCGAGGCCCAGCCGTCGACCTGGAAACGCGCATGCGCGAGACTCGATGAGCCGCTCTGGTGATTTGTGTGTAGGTTGTCGATCTTCTGGATCGTGATATAGGGCAGGACTGCGCCCTGCTCGACGCGGCCGGCCGGATAGATCCGTGTCGATACCAGGCCTGCAACCGTCGCGTCATTTTTGAGCGCGTAAACAATCGCTGTATGCAAATCGGTGCTCATCGCTTCCTCGCCGCGGTCTTTATCTTTTCGCGCGCCACGTCGCGGATAATCCGAAACGCCTTGTCGCGGTTCTCATCCATCGCGGGCCGCAAGAACGGCTTCGCCGCCGAGTGCGGGGTGCCGTATTCGACGAAGTGGGCATAGTTGTTCGGATCACGGGGTTCGCCGCCAATAATCTGCTTGAACCCCGTCCGCACACCGACAATGCCATTGGCATATCCGGGTTTAACGACAACCTTTTTGCCGATGGCCTTTTTGAGTAAGCCGGTTCGCTTCGGCGCCTTGCGCTTCGCTGCGCGGTTAATCGGAGTAAGCGCCTTGCGGATTCCTTCGCGCAGGATGCGCCGCGACACGGGGCCGGCAAGCTCATCGAGTTTGCGCGCGAGTCGTTTATCGCCGACAAGGGCGACGGAAACCGCCATCACTCATCCTCGTAGCAAAGGATTTCCATCTCGGCATCGCGCCCTAACAGGTTGATCACGCGGTCGATATTGAGAATGCGCGTACCCCACAGGAAGCGGTGCTTCGACGTCAACCCGGAATAGTACCGGATACGCACACGTAGCGTTGCGCGTGATTGGGCTTGAGACGCCTCGAATACCTCGCGGCCGGCAATTGGCTCGATCGAAGCCCATAGCGTCGCGACGGTCGTCCAGGACGGGACGACTTCGCCGCTTGCATCTGCGGTTCCATCGTCGCGTTGGAGTATCAACCGATGTCTGAGCTTGCCCGCTTGCATTACAGCTCCAGGATTCGATAGGCCCAAAGAAGGCGCGCGGCCGTCGGATTATCCTCGACACGCATTTCCGTTCTCGCCTCTCGATGCTCATAAAGGTCGCCGACGATCAGTTTGATCGCGGCCTTCAGCGCTTCCGGCACGTCGCTTCCGGCGTCGCCGTAGCCCGCCTTGTAGGTAATCGTGACGGCGTTTTCCTCGTCGCGAACCGTCGGCCAGGTCTGGCCGTGGGCCAGGATGATGCGGCCGGGTTCGGCGTGAGTGTCCACGCCGTAAAGCGAACTTGATGCGGTTTGCGTATCGCCGCTGGTGTCGACGTACTTGATCGAGGTCACGGACTGAAGCGGCGGCCGGGGCAGTGCGATAATCTCGGCAAGCTCGTTTGTTTTGAGTTCGTACGTCGCCGTGATAAACTGCCGCCGGGTAAATGCCTCGGCGAGTTGCCGCGCGGCTTTGATCAACTCGGCGATCAGCGTATCGTCATCCGAGATGTCGACGCGCAGATGGCTTTTCGCCTCAGCGGTTGTTACCGGCTCGACCGACGGCGCCGACGTTTGCTTCAGGCCCATAGCTCGACCTTTCGCGTAAGGGCGTCCGGGCCGAGTTTGAAAACCCGGCCAGGACTACCGTGAGAATCTTACGAACCGCTACCGCTGCCGGAGCCCGAGCCGGAGCCCGAAGCACTGCCGGAGCCCGAACCGGAACCGGAGCCAGACGAGAGCTTGAGCGTATTACTCGAAACCCACATCGCATTGGTCACGCCGGGCGCGCTGGTCGGCAAGCCGGTGACGAAAAGATTGGTACCGTCGAAATAGAGGCGAATATCCTCATCGTCTCCGAAATAGATATTGCCGCTGTCCTCAACGATGATCTTCCCGCCATTCTTGCAGTGCAGCTCGGCGGCCCCCTGCTTGTGATAGATTTTTGGTGAGTACGTTGCGTCCGCCATTTCATTTCTCCCGTTGGTTACAGCCGGGGGCGGGGGGCGTTCCCCGCCCCCGACCTATCCACAAAGGAACGGTTACGCCTGCACCAGGTACTTTACCGGATGCGTGCCGGCGTCGAGCAGTTCGCCGTCCGACCGCGTGAAGGCCACGAAGCCTTCCTGGTCGTACTCGGCATAGCGTTCGACAAGCCGGCGAAGCCGCAGGGTGCCAGCGTCCCGGATGATGTACTTAGAGAGTTGACCGAATAGTATGGTCTTGTTGGTGGTCGCGACGCTTGATGCCATCGACTGGTTGATCACGAACGGATAACCGAGAATGCGATCTGCCACGCCCGCCTGATAAGACGGCTGCCAGATGTAATTGCCTTCGCCGTCTTTCAGCTTGCGGAGGTAAAGCAGGATGTTGTCGTGGAACATGAACGCGGCCTGTTCGCGATACGCGGGATCGACTGAATGAACCAGGTCGATAACCTCGTCGGTGGTGATCGCGGTGGCGCTCGCGGCGGTCTTGCCGGAGGTCGCGGCCGTCACGATCCCGTTGGGTTGACTTGAGCCGGTGCCGGTCGTGAAGTAGTCATTCTCGATCCTGCCGATGCGCTCGCCGAGCATGGAGCCGAGGACCTGCACGAGGTTGAATGCGCTGTCCTGTAGCAGCTCGGCCGAGACGCGAACCAGCTTGGAACTGAACTTGTAAGCCCCAAGGGTGATCGAGGAAGTCGCGATGTTCTGATCGCTCACGCCGCTGCCGCTGTCATCCTGGACCTCGCTCATAAGCTCACCCTTGTTGCCGGTATCGTTGCTCGTCGGCCAGGTAAGCTCGTTGCCTTTGTCTGTGCGCATGACCGTTGCCACGCGGCGCACGCCGCCGAACTCCAGCCGCGCGCGTTCGAAATTGTTGACGAACCCGGCCGGGATCGTGTCGCCGCCATAGGAGCTGGCGGTCGACGTGTAGGTCGTGGTTCGCAACTCTTTCTTGAGCGCATCGTAATCTCCGCCGGGCAGACGGATTTCGAGCGTCTTGGAATTCGGGTTCACGCGGCAGATTTGCGCGGCCTTGCGGTGCTCATCACCAAGGTCGAGGCCGCACTGCACGCGCGCCCACGCCTGAATCGCCAACGCGCGGTCTTCCTCGGTCGGACCGCCGAGACCCATTTTGGTCTCGCGGGCCTCGGGCGGACCATCGTTGAAGTCGCTGCGGCCGATGCGTTCATCGCCGGCAATTTCGCGTTGCTCGACTTCCACGCTTTCGGCGCGCTCGGCCATTTCGATCTTGCGCGTTAACTCATCATATTCCTTGTTGGCGCGTTGCCATGTCTGCTCGTCTTCGCCGGTCCATTCGTGATCGGCCTGATGCGCGAGGTCGGCAAGCTTGCGGATTTCTCCTGCAATGGAGGCCCGCTTTTCTCGGAGTTCCTTCGAGTTCATGAAATATTCTCCTGTAAAACAGATAGATGAAGGCCGGCTGGGCGGCTTGGGATAAAGGCCCGTCGCGCGGCTGGGCGCGCGATGAACCGCTTACTCGATTTCGTCCGCGCGCAGGCGCTTCAGCGCCGCATTTGCGCGCGCGATTCTTTCGGCCCGTTCCTTTTCGGCCCGGGTCCTTAACCACTCTTCGTGTGAGGTTTTCGCCTCGACGGCATCCACGTCACCACGGATGCCCGCAGTGGTCGCTTCATAAGCGGGGAAGGTTACGGGGCCGACGTCGATCAATTCGACGTCGTGGATTTCGCGGATTTCGGTTTCATCCTCGCCATCGCCTTCCTTCGTCCACGCGTCCTTGCGGACGATGAAGCCAAAAGAGGAACCGGTGACGTCACCACGCGAAATTGATTCGCCGAGATCACGGCCCACGGTTGTCTCGGGCAATTCAATTTCGTAGGCCAGGCCGGTATCACTTAAACTTAGTTGCAATGTACCCGCGGTAGTGCGGCCGAGGATATTATCCTCGTTGTGATTAAACAGCGCGCGCACGTCCGCGCCATCGGCAATTGCGCGCCTGAACGCCCCCGGCATGATGCGCTCGCGCGCGCCGGGCCAAAGCTCATACTCGGTGCGCTCGGTGCCATCGTAGTACACTGCGGCAATACCGTGAATGACCGGCCGCTCGCCGTCCTTGCGGCGTTCGATTTTCACACCCGCACAATCCGCGGGCAGGAAGCGTCTTTCAACTTTCGCCATGTCTAAACCCTTTTTGTTCTTATTAGTCCAAAGTGATTGGCAAACGGCGTAGCGTTGCTTCGAATCGGGGTATTCCCCTGCCATCACATCATCGCCCATGCAGCGCTCAATGAAGTCGTCCTTGGGCTCATTCTTTTTCGGCGCGGGCAACGGCATTATTCGCGGGCCCCCAGAAACCGCTCGACAATCGTTTGCGCAAAATCTTCCGGCAAGCCGCCGCGGTTCAGACAGAACCGGGCCTCGGTGAAAAAAAGTTCCGTGAGGTCATCCGGGTCCAGCTCGGCCCCAAGGCCGGCGCGCGTCGCCGCCACTACCGGGTCAAACGCCCCCCGAATTACTTCCCGATGCTCAGCCTCCATCGCCTCATCCACCCAGCCGCGTTCGCCGCGCTTGCGTGCACGTTCGAAATTCTTGGCGATTCGCCGCGACATGCGGTCTACAACATCGAACAAGAGCTTCTCGAACGTCGCCCTGTCGCCCTTCTGCTCAGCGCCCGCCTCGTCTGCGGCGGCCGCCTGATCGGCCTGCGGCGCCCCGGTGACGCCCTTCTCCTCGCCCGCCACCGCCATATTCAGGGGGACGAAAAACTTTGCACCCTCGCCGTCGGGAAGCGGATTCATGTTTTCGCGCGCGCGCACTTCGTCTCGCGAAAGCCAGCCGCCCTGGATGCCGAGGTTGTAGAATGCGCCGCGATCTTTCATGTTCGCGCGCACAAGTGCGTTGCGCGTGAACTCAATCGCGTGCGTGTCGCGGTCCTGCTGGGGTTTCGTAAGCAGCTTCGCCCACGCTTCGCATTCCCACGCGACAAGCCACGGGTCGAGCGCTTCGTCGAGATAGGATTGGTTTTCCTGTTCGAGCGATGCAAACGCCGTGCGAGTCGTGTCGCCGAGCTTATGCGGTGGGACACCAAACCAGTTGGCGACTTCGCGGATTTCAAATTGCCGGGTTTCGAGGAATTGCGCGTCCTCGTTCGAGAACGAGTACACGTTGAGTTTCATCCCCTCCTCGAGAATCCAAGCGACGTGTGCATTGTCCAGGCCCGCCTTGCTGTCTCGGATGGATTTTTTCAGGTGCTCCAACGCCTGATCCGTAAGCTGCCCTGGATGTTCGAGCGAAACGCTCGGGCGCGCGCCGTTTTTGAAAAAAATGCTGCCGTACTTTTGCGCGGCCATGCCGAGGCCGAGCGATTCGCGCGCCTTCTCGACTATCGAATAGCCGCGGATGCCATCATCGCCGAAGCCGTGAATGTGAAAAATGTTTTGCGGCGAAACTGCGCGAGTCTCTCCGTCGACGTTCACCGCGTACTTCAAGATGCCGTTTACGCGGAACGGGTACGTGGTCGCGGAATTAAGCGGGATTAGTTCAACCGGGTTGCCGTTGCCGGCGCGCCTAATGTATGCGTATCCGTTTCCCCGCACCAGCGCCCAGCCGGTAAGCACCTGCTTGAACGGAAAGAATCCCATCTCCCGGTTCGGTCGATGGCGCAGCAAGCGATATGCCGGGTGACTTGTATCGCGCACCTTGCCGATGCCGCTTCGCTTATAGACTACCAGCGGGAGCTTCGCCACGTCGGCGGCGATAAGATTCACCGCGCGCCAGACCGGGGCATAGGTCAGCGCGGATTGCGCGTTAACCGAAACCCCCGAGGACGCCGTGCCGCCGCCCGCCAGATCGACAAGCCATTCGGCGGGGTCCTGAAATGAGGTTGCAGGATTTTCCAAAGAACGTCGGTGAAACAGAGAAGTCAGAAGGCCCATTATTTACGCCCCTTGGGAAGGAGCGCCGCGTAAACGCTGGCGCAGATGAATAGGACGCCCAGAAAAATATATGCAGCGGGCACATAAATTTTCGCCAAGCCGACGGCGACAAGGGCCACGCCAGAGACACCAAGGCCGTCGAGCAGATAGTCGCGGCGAATGTTTAACCGCTTTCTCATACAAGTAGAATCCCTCGCCCATCATAAACACTGCCGCCTTCCTCGCGCACCATCGCGCGGCCCAGCGCCATGATCAACGCAACGATGCCGTCGATGCGCTCCGTGGACTTTTTCTTTGAGGGCTTGAGATTCCCCGCGGCGTCGGTTTCAACCGAAACATTCGAGGCGTTCCAGCGCAAGACGGGGTGAGCGCCATGGGCGAGCGCCCCGCCAATTATTAGCTTCTCAAGCTCTTTTGTTGGCGCGCTCATCGATGCGAATCCCTGGCCGAATGGGACAATCGTGAAGCCGTCGCCCTGTAGTTGCGTCTGCAATTGCGTTGAGTTCCAGCGGTCGACGGCTATTTCGCGAATGTTGTATATCTGCCCAAGCTCTTTGATGCGCCGGCGAATGAAGTCGTAATCTATCACGTTGCCCGGCGTGGTTTGGACAAAACCTTCACGCGCCCACGTCAGGTAAGGAACGCGATCGCGGCGTTCGCGTTCGTGCGCATTGTCCTCGGGAATCCAGAAAAACGGGAGCACGAGATTGCCTTCGGGGAAGAAAAGAACGAACGCGCTGAGGTCCGTCGTGGTCGAAAGGTCGAGCCCCGCAAAACACTCCTTGCCCTTGAGCGCTTCCGCGTCGACCGCGCCGGCACAACGATCCCAGTCTTCGAGTCGTAGCCAGCGGACGTCCTGCTGGGTGGTAATATTCAGGTGCAGCCGTTTGAAGGTATTCTCGAACGTCGGCGTCTCTTGCGCCCGCCGGCATTCGCGCTCAAGGTATTCGAGCGATACGGAGACGCCCAGATTCGGATTTGCGCTTGCCCACACCGCCGGATCGGTCCAGTCGTCTTCAAGAGATGCCTCGTAAATTACGGGCAGGAAATACGGATCGTCGATGACGCCGTCGCGAACTTTGAGCGCGTAACGGCGCTTTTCGTTGCAAATCGACTCGCGGTCGAAATCCGCCGTCGTGATGTGAATGATCAGCGGCTGCCGGCGCGAGCCGGTCGATGTCATCAGCACGTCCACAAGATCGCGGTTCGGCTGGGCGTGCAGTTCATCGATTATCGCCAGGTGTGTATTGTAACCGTGCTTCGTGTTGGCATCAGCGCTGATGGCCTTGAGCGAACTGCCCTCGGATTCATTGACGATCGCCTTCGATGCGGTATAGACTTTCGCGCGGGCCTCCAGCGCGGGCTCATTGAATATCATACCCTTGGCCTGTTCGAAAACCAGCAGCGCTTGGTCGCGATCCGCGGCGGCGCAGTAAAGCTCGGCGCCCGGCTCGCCGTCACAGAATAGGACGTAATTTGCAATGCCGGCGGCCAGCGTGGTCTTGCCGTTTTTCCGCGGGATGAAAATGAAAACCTCGCGGTAGCGCCGCGTCCCGTCGGGGCGCTTCCAGCCGAAGATATTAGCGATTATCGCCTGCTGCCAGGGCTCGAGCCGAAGCAGCGTTCCCGCCAGTGCACCCTTTACGTGACGAAGGCAGCCATCCTCGGGGTGCATGAAAAAGTCAATGGCGTTTTGCGCGGCCTCCGCGTCAAACCGGCAATCGCCGGCCGTGGCAAAGGGGTCATAACCGGGGATAAGCCCGAGAATTTCTTCGAAGTCAATCCGTTCGCAAACAGCCGTCATGCAGAGCCCTTGAAGAATCTTCCCTTCCCGCGGTTCTCTCGCGGGTTCTCTTTCGGCCTCGCCAGACCCGCGCGCGCGCTTGGCGTCAAGCCGAACTGACCCTCAAGCCGCAAAAGCTCGGCGGCAATTTTGAGGGATAGGCTTGCTTCGGGGCGCGCACGGGAACCGGATTCCGACTCGGCCACCTCGCCATGTTCGGCGAGAAACTTTTCAAGCGCCTCATATCGCGCGCAAAGTTGGCAGTACCGCGCCAGCGCGTTGCGATCACATTTCCCCAGGACCCCCATCGCTTCAAGCTGGGGCACCAGCGTTTTCCAGAGTCTTTGTGCCCTTTTGCGCAACCAACGTGGCCGAGAGGGTCGAGTTCGGTCGGGTTGCGGTTCTTTTGTACGCGCATTGGCCCTCCACGATCCGCGCAGCTTCAGGATTGCGGTTGGTGTTTTCGGCGGTCCAGGCATTCAGACCTCAAACTCAAAATCCCGTGAAAAAAAACGCGCCGG